CTGTAGTCAACGGTTACCGCCGCTCTCCCTGGTCCGAATCCGCTTTCGACGCTGATCTCGACAAACTAGACACTCCAGAACATTCAGTTCTGAAAGACGAACACTATCTCAAGGCTCTTCAAACAGTCCGAGAACAATTCTTCACTCCCGACGAACTCTTACAACCCGTACACTTCGCCGATCTCCGCAAATACCCCTGGGAACTATCAACCTCCGTTGGTGCTCCTTTTGCAACGTCAAAACACTGGAAAGACTACGTACAACAAAAGTACAATCAAGTCCGTACAGACCCAGATCCCAATCAAGACTTCAGTTTCCCTGAATATCGCAATCTCTTCCGCGAATCACATTCTGGCCAAAGTCTCGACCCTACTATGATTGATGCTCGTATGTCTAAACGCAATTTATACAACGAAGTTTTCTATATCAATAGAACTCACATTCATCTAATCAAAGACGGAAAAACACACAACTCCAAGAATCACGATCTCCGTTACTGGAATACGTCATTCGCGCGACAACATCTCGTTGCTGCCGACGATCCCGACAAAGTTCGACTCGTTTTTGGTGCCCCCTGGTTACTACTTCAGGCTGAAGCCATTTTTATATGGCCCATTCAAGCTTGGCTTATGTCCCGTGGCGACAAATCTCCCCTTCTCTGGGGCTATGAAACCTTAACTGGTGGATGGCTTCGACTTATTAATTATTTCGTTACCCATGCGCTTCGTTTCGTTCTATGCTTCCTTATTGACTGGTCCGGATTCGATCGTTTCGCTCGACACACCGTAATCTCAGACATACACAAGGATATCCTCCGACCTATGTTTACATTCACTCATGGCTATCATCCCACTGTCCGCGATCGGAACTCAACCGCCGACCCCGCAAGACTCGAAAACCTATGGAACTGGATGACTGATGCTATTCGCACCACTCCTCTTATGTTACCAGATGGAACCCTACTTCGATTTCAACACTCAGGTATCTTCTCTGGCTATCTCCAAACTCAGTTACTCGACTCTATTTACAACTTGGTTATGATATACACAATTCTCTTTCGCTTAGGCTTTACCGCCGAACAAATTCGCCTCAAAGTTCAAGGTGATGACTCCATCGTTATGCTACTATGCTGCTTCACTCTCGTCTTCCCATGGCTTATGAATATGTTTTCCCACTATGCACAACTCTATTTCGGAGCTGTACTCAGCGAAAAGAAGTCTTCAGTTCAAGAAGGTCTGCAACACGCAGAAGTTTTGAAATACCGTAACAACAATGGTATTCCTTATCGCGATCCACTCGCCCTCCTCGCACAACTAAGACACCCAGAAAGATCACACAGACTCAGTGCCCTCAAGGCCCGAGCCGTTGGTATTGCTCACGCAAACTGCGGTTCTGACCCCCGCGTCTACCGAATATGCGAACACATATTTCAGGAACTAGACAAACAAGGTATCAAAGTTAATCCACGATATCTTCCTGATCATATCGCATTCCTCACAAAGTTTTTGAAGCTCAAAGACCCGAAGGAATTCGATTCTTTCCCGTCCTACTACGATACTGTCAAGCACCTTGCTGACAATCGCGCTCCTATGCCGACTCAATCGTACTGGCCTCTCAACTTCTTCATCGGTCTACCCGGTCACAAGCCCCAACCGCTGTGATGTTTTGCTGTTTCTCCAGC